TACCAAGATCAATCTTCTTATCCACGACTCTCTCAGCAAGCATCTTATGCATGATGGTCTTTAGCTGCTTATTTTCGTTGACGACTCTTTCGTACTGGGCCTGAAGCTCAGCAGTATCTACACCAGCGGACTCTTCAGTCTCTTGTGTTTCTTCTGAGAGTTGCTCTTCTTGTATAGCTTCGTCATCAACGGGTTGAACCTCTTCCTCAGGAGCTTCGGAATCACTTGCATCAGAACCATCTAGATCTGACTGGTCTTCCTCTACTTCTGACTCTTCTGATTCAACTTCTTCTGTCGAGTCAACCTCTGCTGTGGTTTCCTCTTCGATTTCTTCTGACTCTTCGGTAACTTCATCCTCAGACTCAATAACATCAGAGGATTCAGTTGATTCCTCTTCAACTTCCGAAGAAGTCGCAAGATCATCGCTGAGCTGTTCTACGACAGCGGCGATATCAAGATCTTCAACTTCATTCTCAATTGCTTCTGGCATTTCTTTCTCCTCAGCAGTTTGATCGACAACATTAACATCAGTCTGAGCTGATGCTTCGTTAGACATAGTAGTAATGTTTACATCATTTGTAATGTTTTCTATAATTTTATCAGATTGATAATCATGTATAGCACTTACAGAAAGCCAAGTACCTTTTAGATTGGTATAAGTGAAATGCGCGTCCTTTTTCTTCATCCCTTCAAGAATGTTAATAGGATCGCGATTTTCGCCAAACTCCATGATGCTTTCATTGTTCATATCCAACGAATAGACCTTGGCGGAACGAACCCAACCCTCATTCTCAGTTCCACCAGATGAAGGTAGAACCATAGAGCGTTGATCGGCTGGTACGTTCACAAAGGAGTATTCGCGGAAACTTAACCCGCCCAATTCAAAAGTAGCAAGTTTCCCATTATACACTTTTCCTCTTTGGTGCTTGCATGGAGCGCCGGGACCTTTAGCTTCAGCCCAATCAGTTCCACAAATAGAGCACTTGGCTGACTTTGCATTGCCGCCAACAGAACCTGTCATATAACGTTGATCCAAAACTCTTTGAATAGCTTCTGGATCTGTAATTGCGATTTGCAAACGAGTGAAAGGAGTTCCATCAGACTCTTTGTCCATGCGAGCAGCCATTACGCGCCCTAGCGGATGAACATCGGTGTCATGATTAATGAGAATAGGCTTTGGATATGGTGATACCCAAGAAGAGACAGCTTCAGCTAATGCTGGTCCACTGTAGAAGTTATAGTTAGCCGTTAGACCTTCATGAATAGCGGCCATCTCGATAATGAGCTTATGCCTTTCGGCAACCGCGCTTTCGGAATAGTTAAATACACTTTCACTTACATCTGGTAATTCTATTGTTGTATTTTCTACAAACTCAAAAGCCATTAGAAAATCTCCTTATCGAACTTGTTAAAATAGTAATATATACCTACAAAAACTTAAACACTAATTGATTGAGTTAATTGGATGTTAGGATTCCTTGCATCGAACCCAACTCTTTTATACTCGGCAAGTGTGTGCTTGTGCATGGCGTGGAATGCGTAAATGTTTGAGGCGCAGTAAGATCTAAAACCTCTTTTGTGCAAAGATCGGGCAAAACCTAAATCTTCGCCCTGTCTGTGCCAGATGTATCTAGTCGTACGATAGACATCTTTTGACATCATTTTGGCTGCCATGACGATATCCGCTTGGAAGAAAGACCCGAGTTTTACTCTGGACTTATCTCGATAAGCTTCAAAGCCTGGTTCGCCTTGCCACCACATAACGCTCGGATAATCCGTGTCATAAGGTGTCATATAAGATAGCGGTGATACTACATCGTAATATTCAGTAGCTTCTGATAAAAACATTAAAGTATCTGGATTTTCCAACAAGATGTCACTATCCAAAGAGAAATAGCAATCGAAGTCATAACAAGAAGCTCTCTCCAGTAAAGAGTTTCTCAGCTCTACCATTACCTCGTACTTTTCACCACTCCAATGTCTTTGTCCATCTTTGTGGGTATTATGCTTTAAATCTGCCCGTATAACCCCATCGAAAACAGATACCTCAGGGTGTGCCTCATGCCAGTCATAAAGTACTTGCTCCGTAGCTTCATCATCTTCTCCAAGCTCAAAAATAAACCCCAGATTGCTAAGTGGGTAGTTCTGGTTCTCTATGTACTTAAACCAGTCTTTCAGCACCCAGTCACGCTTATAAACGGGACAGCCAATAAGGATTGATTTCATAATATCTTCTTACCCCTGTCATATTGTGCGTAAGCTACTTCTTTAGTTCTTTTTGTGGTAGCTGGCGCATCTAATACGTTTTCGTAAACTTTGTGTAAGGTAGGAGTAAGACCAATGCAATTTGTTTGATTAGATAACTCTTCTAAACAAAGAGATATCAATTTGTTGTCTGGCTCTGAAACTTTCAACACATGTAGAGCTTGACCGATGATATAGAAACAGTCTTCTGTTAATTCAACGATATAGGTCTTTCTATCGCTTGCATAACCGTTGATAAACCCAAAAGCCGGGGTTACAGCAGAAGGTGTCCTCTCTGATTCCGCTGTAATCCCCAAACTTTCAGTACTCATCTCAAACAATCCCTCTGTAATTGTAGATGTAATTTCCATCGTCTTTTTTTACCAATTCGTACTTATGAAGAAAGTGTCTCTTTTCAAGACTCAGATCTGGATCTTTTGCCTTTTTAGAACTCTGTTTTTCTTCATAGAATACAACTTTATTTACTTCTACAATATTCAGCATGATTTCGCCGTCTTTAGGACCGCCATAAAACTGTATCTTTCGAGGAATCTCCTCTTTACTCAGAAGTGCCTTCTTCCGGCGTTGAATCTGAAGGCTGAGGACTATTTGCCTTAGATGTCTTGCGAGACTTTGCAGTAGAAGCCTCAGTTTCTGAAACCTCTTCTGTTGGAGCGGAAGTGGTGCCCTGCTCAAGCTTCTCCTCCAAAATGTCAACCATGTACTGCATATACTCCATGGCTAGTCGCATTTGATTATTATTCACCGCAGCTTTAAAACCACGCTTCAAATCAGCGTCCAAGTTAAAACCCTGACGGCTATTCACAAATGGATTTTGATCTGGTCGATATCCATATTTCGGACCGAATGTTTCTGGATCAATATTAAAAATCGACATATATCAATCTCCTTCATTTTCTATTAATTGTACCAAATCGTCTATCCACTCAGAGATAGCCGGTTGGTCATCGTCGTGTCTAATGTTAGGACTCAATCTACGTCCATGTTGGTTAGATGGCTTCATCAACTGACCAAGACCCCTTTTGTTATTAGGATTGTTCTTAGTGCCACCTGTTGACGGTTTTGCCGCGTCTGGCTTAACTGGTTCTACCGTCTTTTTAGAAACTCCACCTGTAGCAGTTTTTGTGACTGTTTGAGACTTCTGTTGAGGGGTTACCTCTGCTGAAGTTCTCAGCTGATGGTCTTGAGCATCGATTGTCAGCTTGTGCTGCATGGACATCATCAAGTTGTCTGGGTCTTCGTTTGGATCAAGTCTTAGCCTGATTCTAAACTCTTCCCAGGTAATTCCGTTTGAATTAAGCAGGTTCAATTCGTGTGTTTCTTTCTTTACCTGAGTATCTGTGTCGATCTCTCGGAATCTAAAAACACAACGATCTGATTCTGTTTCGTCGTCTGCTGGATTGGTCAAAGGATTAAATCCGCCTTCAAAGAGAAGAGGATTAAAGATGTGCAATCTGATCGCGTTTTCTACATATCGTTGATAAGACTTAACTTTGTCGTAAAGCGCAATATCCAAACGATCAGTTACAGCACGGTTTGACGTTCCACCTGTCATTCCCAAGTGATGAGGTGAAAGACCAAGTCCAATAGCTACTCTTTCTTTGAAGTGAGAAAGAGGCTCTGATATCTCAAGAGCTTTACCCTCAGAGCCGACTACTTCAACATCATGACGCTCAGGAAGAATCAATCCACCTTGAGTGCGGAAGTTTTCCAGCTCTGTAGCTGCATCTTCGATTTCTTCTTTTGTGGCAGGACGATCTTCGGTTCCAACTCTATACTTGTAAAGAGGGAACAATTCCTTGTGGTAAAGGTTTTGAACATCTTCTTCAAGCTGACGCAAAGCAATAACATCATCAAGCGCAGAAACCACGAAAGGAGTACCGAAAGGTCTACCTGGCTTACGGTCTCTATAAAGATGAATTACATCCTTAGCATCCCAAATAGGATCATCTGGACCGCCGTTAATAGAGGTCTCATCTAACTCCTGCTTATAAGCTATAGTTTTATTGAACTTGTCGCGCAAAATTCTAACTTGCTCAGTTGGAATGATATAGAACCCAGAAATTGGATCCTGTCCTTCTTTTGTATAAAGATTAGTCTTCATAAAAGGACGAATATCACCACGTGCTATACCGATGAAAACATTATGGAATTTCACGAGTTGGTCAACTACTTCGACCAAAAACTCCTGGAAAGACTTGCCCATAACTATTTCCATCAAGTCGATACGCTCATAAAGATATTCAACAGCTTCGGAGTTCTCACTAACGATATCCCAGCCCTCTTTCCAGAGAAGCTCTTGATATTTGTTAAATCCCTGCTTAATATACGAGTCTGTATCTATAGCCTGTATAATCTTATCAAAGTCATAAGGTGCTTCCTCGAAAGAGGCGCGCTTTTTATCCTGTGTTATATAACTTGATAGACCATTGTTAAATCCAATTCCTAAAGAACGGATTTTAAATACCTTTAATATACCTTTGGTATCAGGCTCTTTAACTTGTGGGACACTTTTTGACTTTGGCGCTGCCGAAAAAGGAAAGAGTTTTTCTAACATATATAGAAATCTCCTATAAGATAGATCTAGACTTAGTAGTAATCTAAGTCTTATCAACTATCAAGTTTATTCGGCTGACTCTACCTGGTCAAAATCGCCAGTCAAGATCAACGCCTTGGCGCGATCAAGCCAAAGATAGGTCTCAGATGGAGACATATTGGTCTTAATGTAAATGTGATCGGAGATGGTTATAATAACCTCTCCCTCTTGTGGTGTCTCTACATCAGTCATTGTTTACCGCCTTAGCGAGTGGAGCGTAAGTTCTTCCGGAGTCTTTAGCGCTTGACTCTAATTCAAGGATTCTTTCTCTCAACATTTGGTTACCCGCCTGGAGAGTTGCAACCTCTAGGTTTAGTTGCTTGTTGCGCTCCATCAAGTTATCTAAAACTCTTTCGATGGGAACGTGCATGTTATTGTTATCATCAAACATTGACACTTGTTCGGTCATTTAAACTCCTTTCACGTAACATCAATTATATCATATAGTTCTACCGAGGAGACCACCGGCGCAATCTATACTAAATACCCTAGTTGTATCTATATAAAACTCTAAAACAGATCCAGTCCAATGGACGTGCCAGTTATTTCCGCCGCCATCTGTTTTACCAACGAACCCACTACCACCAGTAACGCCACTGGTCATATTGCCACCAGCCTTGAATACTCCAGGATTACCCCCTGCAGCTTGTAGTAACAGATCTCCATATACAGTAGTTTGACCATGAACAGACCTTATAGTCGTAGTGGGAGAAGATCCGTTAGAAAGTTTCAGTTCATACTCTGAGTTGCCGGAAGCACCTCCTAATATGATCTCCGACTGGATACCAGCGTTTCCGGTTTGCGTTCTTAGCCATAGTCCAGAATTAGTTTCAATTCTTGACAACCAAGTGCTTGAAGTTTGACTAAATATAATTTTACCCAGACCACTTGAAGTAGTTGAGTAAAGGGTTATAGCACTGCCTTCCATCTCGACTCTGTCACCACTGGTAGCAGTCTTAAAAGAACCAGTAGGCCCCGCTACAATGGTTGCGCCAGTGATAGTTACGCTTGAAGCGGTAACATCTCCAGTTGCTGAAACCTTAAAAGGAGCGCTTGCAAAAGCTGCATCGCCAAGCCACATATTACCGTTGGTATCCACGTGGAAAGATGAGGCATCTGAGTCACCAATGTCAATTGTACCACCAGCTATAGCCCCAATTAAAGAGAGATTTCCAGATGTGTCTACTTTCCAATTCTTTGCAGTTATCGCACCGTTGTCAAGATTGATAGCCATACCAATAGTCGAGAAAACCGAACCATTGGTTACACTACCAGGAGAAGCAAATCCAGTGGATTGAATAACGCCAGTTCTTATCTTGCCACCAACTATTTCAGTAAAGTTGGAGTTTACGTCAGCAGCTGCGCCACCTACAGGGACTTTATCACCGGCCGGAGGTGCGGCACCGTTTATGGTCAAAGAACCAGTTGCAGCGTTAAGGAAGAAGGTCTCAGTGGGAGTAGCACCTGGTGCATATCCTCTAATACCATCTTTGGTTATCTTTACTCCTGTATAAGCTTCTCGCGAAGTCTGAATAACGGATTCGGTAAAAATACCACCATTGACTGAATAACTTGTATTGGTATCTAAAATAGATTCAGAGTCATGGGCTACGCCTACCCATTCGGCCAAATCTATACTAGTAGATCCATCGAAATAATCCCTCAATACGGCTGACTGTTCTACCATCACCGCATCAACAAGATAATACTGACCAACGATCATATTACTGCTGGAGTAAATAACAACGCCTATTTTTGATGTGCCACTTGGTGCAGTTGTGGCAACATTGCTGATTCTTACCCAGTTTTGCGTAGAAGTAATTTGATTTGTCACAAACGAAACTGCTTCAGAGATAAGAGTTCCAGTAGAGGTATAAAATCTAAATCCTATTTTAAGCCCAACTGCAGGTTGACCAGTCGGAACTTTAATGTAAGCCGTTACCGTATAAGGCAAGCCACCTGTTCCGCTTATTCTTCTTATAGAAGAAGTGACGAAACCAATCGATGAACCAGCTGTAGAAGCCTGAACTTGCAAAGATGCTTCAGTTTGCGTGGGATCGCCTACAAAGAAATCACTACTAAACTGAGCAATCGTAGTATTTGCTAACGCTTCCCATCCTACGGTATTCACTTCGAATGACGGATTGGTGACCAAGTTAGTACGAACCATTGGCGTAGACGAGAAATTGAATATCATCTGTCCACGAGAGTCGTAGCCAACCATTCCATCACCATTGATCATAAGTCTGCGTGCAGAAGCTAATCCCGCAGCGCCTGTATCAACAATGAGTGATTCTGACCAATCAGAAGGAGTACCGAACAGGTTAAAGCTTCTCGTTCTAACTGCATACCTAGATTCGGTATTAAGTTCTATTGGCAAAGTCTTAGTTACATTATTCGTCATTTCACGGCCCCACAAAAATTCTCAACGGGTTCAAAGAAGGGTTTAACTCTTCTCCCAAATCAATTCCCAATACATATTTTGAATACTCAAATTTCACTATTTTTACAGAACTACCAATAGAAGCCTGGTTTTTACTTCCAGTTACGCGCATCCTAATATTATGCCTGGCTAAGGTTAACCCAGAAGTGGTATATACAGCCTGTTGGACTGGAGTAGCCGCGTAGCAGTCAATTTGTACAGGAGCTTGATTATCTACTATCAATTCCAATATGCCTCGGTTAGGACCCTTTTCAACTACCAATCGCGCATTAATGCCGAAAAACATGAATGATGCTCTTGCGTTGTCAGTAGTTGAAACTCCATTGACCCAATCCTCAGTTGGACGAGTATAAGAAAGACCTACACCACTCGTATCTGATGTATCGATCACGTAATCGGCTGGAACATATTCAGCTACAGCCGGAGCATTGTACATAGATGAGTTTGCCATATAGACATAATAATCAGTATTAGTCACTGTAATAGGGGCAACAGCATTGAACTGAATAAATAGATCCTCTCCAACGACAGAAACTTGTCTTGGCACTGGAGTAGAGGTAGTTCCATTCCAATGAACTATTGCTATGTCCGCAAAATCTGGTCTTACTTTATTAGAGTTTATTAAAACGTTATAGTTGAAAGAAAGCGTCAGAGGATAGCCAGTACCGATCTCAAGATCAGTCGAAGGATTAAACCTTATATTTCTTCTCAATGAATAAGATGTATTCCACCAATCTGCCATTTTAACCTAATTCCGTTATTTCAAATTCATACCCTGCTACATTATCGTCTTCTATATCGAAGTTCACTTGCATCGTTACCGTAGAAGCTCCAGTCGGACCAATGATGGAAACTGCTCCTGCTACAGCAAGATTATAAGGAATACCAGTAATAGAAGCAGAACTATTTACATTGGATTCAGTAATCGAATTAAATTCGATATCTCCACCAGCTATTTTAGCAGAACCGTCTAAACCGTTATGTTTGTGAAGAGCAGGAACGATTCCGCCAATCTTCACTCCGTCAGCCAAGGTAATATCGCCGGTTACTGTTCCACCAGCTTTTAATAGGTATTGAGGGTGGGCATCGTCTTCTTCTATGCCGCTTAGTTGGGCGTGAGCGTTAACAAACGCTGCTTCATAGTTCTTGATCTTTCTAAAATCTGTAAGTAGATTGACATTGTCAATTACCGCCACTTCTTCAGGAGAAAGGGCCACTGAAGAAAACTCATTCCTTACAGTGGCACCTTTTGCAGCTAGTTGTGTAATGTAATAGTTATAACTGTCTCTTACGGTAACTACTCCCAGTACATCTATGCTGCTCTCCTTGAAATTCGAAATTCTCTTGAGAAGATCTGCTAAGTGAACTGAAAAGTTTGAATCAAGACTGGCTACAGTGTTTTTGATTTCTTCTTTTAGGATTGGTGAAGATATACCGGTTCCAAGATCTCTACTTATCTTGAGGCGAAATCTCAACGCTCTACCAAGATAATTACGATAAAATACGTCTGCCGTGGCATTTAAATCACGATACATCTCACCAAATACAGAAGAAAGTCTTTGATTCAACGCATTTAGTTTGACTTTAAAAAGAGCTTGTGTCCCAGTTGCTTTGGATCTATCGAGGTTATCCAATTCGGATGCTGGGAGTTGAGTTCTGTTCTCTTTTTTGGTCGCTTTAAGTACTTCTGAGAGCGTATTGTATGCGTTTTCCCCCCAGTTTTGGAACGCTTCGATGATTCTGTATTCCGATGTATCATCTATTTCACCAATGAACTCATCTATAAATTCCTCCATGCGTGACATTTCATTACTGATAAATACTGTAAGCTTCAGCAAATCTAGACTGATCGTTCCAGATGGACCTCTTAACCTAGATTCGTATAAAGATATCAAGTAATTTGCGGCGTTAGAATCGCCATGCATGAGTAGGTGCTTGTATAGACCGAAATGCACGTACCCTGAAGAAGCGGTAAGCCCCAAGGACTTAGCCACAAATTCGGTAGCCAAAACAGTAACTTCATCTTCTGGATCGACAATATAGGAGTAACCTGACAAATCATTTTCAAGATTGGTCACTAAAACGCCTATTTGTACATTCATAATTCGAAACAACTCTTTAACATAAGCTATATCATGAAAACCCGCACCAACAGGACTGGAATTGGTAGAATTATCACCCTCATTGATAATTCCAGTATTTGAAACATTTCCAGCTCTATAAGTGCTACTTACGCCTTGAAATGAGATTGGATCATATTTATTATTTTGTGCCATCTCAGAACATCTTTCTCTTTACTTCTCGCTGGCTAGAACGAGCCTTGCTGTAAGTCAAAGCTCTTCTGGCATAGACGGGAGCAACACCTGCATCCCATATCTTTTCTGCTGCCTTTTCTTCTGCCGCGTTGGAAACAGTAAACATAGGAAGGAATGTGTCATTACTTACTGATACTCCCCTTACTGCATAATCTGGGTTCAGTAGAGTGTCATAGTTGTAAGTTACGGCAAAGGCCGCTAAAAGAAGAGCATCGTGAGCGTGGTCGGGGGCTGATCCACCAGGACCGAATACAGGACGATTGCTTATCGAGGTTCTTATCACAATGTAAGAAATCAATTGAAGATATAGGTCTTCATCAGCTGAATTGAAAACTATCTTTCTTTGCTCCAACATATAACGAAGATTATCCACCATAAACGGCTTAAGATCCTTCTTTACCTTTTCGTGGCTGTAAGGATCTGGTACTTCGATCACCTCGTTGAATGCCCACGCCTTTGCTACGTGTTGTAGTCTCGTTTCTGGGTGTTCTTTACCGTAAAGGTGGATATGCTCCATCTGCATCTCGCCGTAGCCTCTATCGGCGTAAATATGCTTAGGCTTAAAGATTTCGTTAAGCTGAACGACTCTATCTACAGCTTTGTGAAGCAAGAACTGATCTTTAGAGATTTCTTCTCTATAGGCCACGCGAATCTTTGATGGATACAGTGGATGGTCATCTGAACAGATTTCCACCACAACGATGTTCACACCAGCTCCATACTTGTCCCAGTCGATACCAAATACATACATAGACTTAGGATGACCAATATCAGCCTTGTACTCCCAGGGTTCTCCGTCGAAGAAGGCGTGATCGACCAATCTTCTTGGGTAGACACCGTCAGCGTCTTCACCCCAGTCGGCTTCATATTCGTGTTGGAAGGCTAGCTGAGTCGTACTGTTTCTAAGACGGTCTTCTTCTTTCTGCTCCCAAAGTGGGTTGCAGTAAGTCGGATACCAGAATGCGCTATATGATGGATCATGGTTCCAATCCCAGAACATGTTGCGCTGACCAGTTGGCGTAGATGCCGCGATAAGAACTTTGTCCTCTTGGTCTTCAGAGGTTTTCTGAAGCATAGGGAGAACGGCCACAAGGTCTTCTTTACCCATGTAGTCCATCTCGTCAAGAACGATGACGTGAGCTTCCTGACCACGGACAACGTCGGCCTTAGAGTTTGACTTCATACCAGTAGTGAAGAGCTTGATACTCGACCCATTAGAGAAGTTAATCTCGTACTGGGGAGATGCGACAGCTCTGACGATTGAAGACTTAACTATATCGTTTCTCTCTGCCATCTCACAGATAGCATCAAAGATAACACCGACCTGTGATTTCATTGGCGCAAGAACAATCGATTTGCCGTTTGTATGAGTATACGAATACCAAAGCAAATAGATAGACATACAGAAGGTCTTACCCATACGACGACCAAAACGCATCACTCGGTTAACGTTGGGATCGCGCAAAACAAGAGTTTGATAAACACGAGGTTCTAAGCCCAAAAATGATTTACACCAAAGAACTGGTTCCGAAGCTATATGAATATGCTTCTGTTGCTCCTCGTTAAAACCCCATTTTTTGGCCATCTTCATATCGAAGATGAAAGGAGGATCGATCAGGTGACAAAGTTCTTCATTAGTCAGATCTCTACCGTCAATCGGTGAACCATCATCCCAAGTCAAGTGACCAAGCTTATTTTTGAACACCCATTCAATTCTATTGATCTGCTTGATGTATTTAGGTGATTGCTGCGCAATAAACTCTAAAAGTTCTTGACGTGATAGAGTGCTTAGCCTTCTTTTGAATTCTTTGGTTGTTTCTAGTTCAATCTGTCCCATATTAACCCCAAGCTGCGTGTATTCCAGCCGCCTCGTTGCCAAGAGCAGAACGCATGTTTAATCTGCTGTTTGAAATTGCCATAACACCTCTTTGACGAGACGTTGAAGCTACCATGTTATCTCTAAATCCCATTCCCATAATTGGCTTATCTATTGAGCCTTTTATTGAATTTCCAGCATCAATTGCAGTTTTAGCAGCTGAAGAGAATACTTTTCCTGTCATTACAGCGACATCTCTAGCGAGCAGTGCCCAACCTATAGGTCCAGCAGCTCGTGCTAAGGCAGGAGCAAAGCGAGCGCTACTAGCGGCTGCTCCTTTCAACCCACCAGATCCAGCCCATTGATACGCTTTTTCTGCTCCCTTAAAGAAATTAGATCCTCTTACCGTTAAGTTAGTTGCCTCCTCCAAACCCATACCGGCATGGCGCATTGTCGATGCATGGGCAAAACCTGCCATCTTCTGAGAAATAGAACCTCTCATAGACATACCAACTGCTTGACCCATTTCGTTTCTGCCAAATTGGTTTATTACCGTATTTTGGAACCCTACGAAATTCTTTACTGACTCAGGAGCAGAAGTTAATTTAAATCTGTTAAAAGCGGTTTGAAACTGAGTTGGATTTAATTCCTTAAACGCATTACCAATATTAGGGGCCATTTTGTTCAAAGATCTTTGACGCGCCCCATATACACGACCCATAGTACTAAAGCGACCTGCTGTACCAGCAGAGAACCAAGTCCCATCAGATCCAGCTGGTCCTAAATGTCCTGCTATATATCTACCAGCTCTACCCTCTGACTTAGCAGCTCTGACTGCGCCTTTATTGCCATAATTTGCCAAAACGTTAAAAGGTGAATAAGTTCTCGAGCCTGAAGGTGGTTCGATGTTAGAAACTGAACCAAGCCTGTTAAAAGCACCTGGAGAAAAGGTTTGTCTAAACCCTCTAGCGCTAGCTGCCCTTTTGCGTGGTCCTTTGACCATCGTGTTAGAAACACGACGCATATTCCACATCATAGTATGGGATACGGTTGGCAGTGAGGAGAGAAGATCTTGAGCAAGTGGGATATCAGTACCACTTGCAGCCATAGCGTCTAAGCCTATCTGACCGCCCATGGTGGTTGCTTGGACCGGTTGTCCGGTATTAGGATCAACTATCATGCGTGCCTCTGGTCATAAGCTCCAAATACGATGTCGCCCGAAACTGACGGCATTCGATTTCTTACATACATTCCTGTATCATTTCTCTGATATCTACTAGCAGTAGCTCTACTAGCAAATTCTTCTCCTAATGGACCTGCTGCATATCCACGCACTGGCATGACCCCACCGGCTATGTAACCAGTTGTAGCTCCTATTCCGACTCCAACTGTAGCTCCAGTCGCAACTCCAAGCGTTTTAAATCCCATTCCAAGCGTTTTTCCCACTATATTATTAGACCTTGAAAGCCCTGCGCCTATTGCGTATGCAGTTCCTCCTCCGATGAGTCCGCCAGTAAATCCGCCAACCGCGCGTCCTACTTGTTTACTTACACCGACCTGGGCTCCAAGCGTAGAACGACGTAGATCGCTCATTAAACCTATATCTTCACCAAAGTAGGCATTGTCGATATCTTGCGATCCTAAAGCCATATCTAAGTACGAGTTTGTAAGTTGACCACCAGTATTAACTCCAGAATAAAGACCTTGAGCTACTGCGCCCACTCCCAAAGCACCCATGGCCATAGAAGCGCCTTTGCCTCTAAACATCTTTGCTACAGATTTGCCTATCATATAACCCCTCCATACAAGGCGCTGTTTCTATCCCAACTCATATCTCCATGCCCAATTCTGTTGTCGTAAAGATTTCCGACTAAAGGCGCTGTAGCTAATGGATCCATGTACTTTGCCCCATTTTCTCCTGCAGCCATTCTCAACATGATTTGAGAGTTGAGAGAATAGTTAGTTCCAACTTCATACGGCATCTGCTGCATGGGTTCTTCTAGCATCTTGTTTTCTTGATACTTCTTGAACATATAGTACCCTACAGCAGCCAAACCTGCTACAGCTGCTCCCTTTTTAACATATGGAACCGCGTTTTCAATATTTTTCGCTGCACTCAGCGCTTTTAGAGCACCCTCATCCGTAGATGTGTGATTAACAATCCTAGAAGCGAGTAATCTGTCTCTTCTATTGCCCAAGACTTGATTACCGACAAAATCGTCAAGGTATACTCTCGCTTCTTCCGTTCTTTCCGCAAGTTGGCCTAATGACGGTCCATCCAGGAATCTATCTGCTACGAATGCTCCAACCCTTGTTCTGCTGGCATTCCTATCGATGATTTGTGCTCTAAAACCCAAAGCTCCATCATCGGTCTCAAGACCACCCCTAGCCTCTTTGATCAGTTCGTATATCGTTCTTGCTACGGATGAATCATTGACTTTGGCAACGCTAACTCCATTAGTTAATGCATCTTCACTTCTGAGCCTTGCAACAACGCTTGGTATATCAGCTCTTAGCTTTTGTACCGCTCTAACGCCTTCTGGCGTCCCAAGATCAACGCCTATCATTTCCGCTAATTGCGCGTCTGTTCTTCGAGGAAGAGAATCGATTCCGCCGATTATTCTATCGAGGTGTTTTTGGTCTTTGAAGTTGTAAACCAAGTTAACACCATATTTATCTACGGCGTTAACCGAATCTTGAGCTGCTGCTCTATAAGGGCTGATAGTCACAGTTCTAGCTGAATCAGGATCAAGCGCGTCCAAGATAGCGAGAGGGATACCTGCTCTAACCCTTTCATTTCTAGTACTTACATAAAAGCTGTCGTAGTTATTGAAATGGCTGATTAAAGAATCAGTACCTAGTTCAGCTGCTTTTTGCGCATGATGAGGTCCAGCCATTTTAACCGTAAGGTTTGACAAAGCGGAGCTTATTTTTCTTTCCTCATAAGAAAGTCCGGCGTATGGCAACCCGCCTTCAACAGCTTTTCGCTGGAATTCCGTAAAAGTCTTAAAGTTGATTGGTTCACCGGTAGTTCTTACCATAGCGCCAAACTTTTGACGTATTGACCCGCCATAAGGAGTTTTTCTACCGGTAAATCGATCGAATTTACCCATAGCAAGAAGTCTGGAATCTGTATCCAATCCTGTTTTAGATCTAAGAGCAAAATTACGTGTAGTGGCTATTTCTTGCTCTAACGGATTAGCTTTTATGCTTACATCGTACTTTCCAGAACGAATCATCTTTAAAGCTTTTTCAATCTTGGCATTTGGCTTTCCAGGCGTTCCGATTTTAGCTATAGCGTTACGCAATATAGGACTTTTTGTTTTAATGCCATCTCCGCTTCTGAGCATCTGCCTCAAAAGATCATCGCTTACTTCAGAGATATCACGTATATCAGCTATTGGAATAATGGCAGCAGCTCTTGTTACTCCGCTTCTGAATGCGTCAGATCCAATTCCACCGCTTCTCACCTGCAGTGACGGTATCAATTCCGCTAATTTTGCGGTAACGGCAGCGTCGACATCACCCATGTGAAGACCAGCGCCATTGTCTATCATTGCAATAAGTTCTGGAGAGGCTTTATCTAAGAAGTCTGTCTGTAGCAAAAGGTTCGCAATGCTGTATCTTTCCGAAGATCCAAGCTTTGCTAGCTCTTTAGCTGTGGCAATGCCTCTAAGATTTGGCGCATCGCGGGCCATAGTGAGTGTATCCACAATCTTGGAATCTATAGAGCTATAGGTATCATCAACTAAACTACGGAACTCAGCATCGTTGTTGTATCGCGACGTGCCGGACAATCCGACAAACACTTGTTGGATGTCGAATCTTGAGATGTTATGACCCAATATATATTGAGATTCTTGCATTCTCCTTAAAAAGGGAACCATTCTGTCAGCAAAATCATCGCCATTACCGATTCTTCCAGCTTTTGACCAGTTAACCCCAAACTTCTTGGACATGTACTCTTCAGCGGTAAGCGGTTGGCCATCGACCATTCTCATACCCCTGTTGAAAGCTCCAACCCTGAATCGTTCAGTTGTGGTTGAACCAGCTAATCCAAAAGTCTGACCTTCGCCTACAATTCCACCTCGATATGAGACTTCATGAATTCCGCCAAAATCAAGGCCTGCAGTTTCAATGTCGAATACTGTAAAGCTGGCACCGGGAGTAAATCCTCCAGCGGCACTTCGCATTCCCGATCTAACCGCTTTGGAGGTGGGAATAGTTGATCTACCTACGGAAAAGTAATTAACGCCCAAATTACTGCCAGAATAAGGCTTTCTGTATTGGACATTCATTTGGTTATATATATGACCAAGAGCTGATCGATCAGATGGATCAACTACAAAACCACCATACTGCTTCTTCTTAGATCCGCGCAAAGAAAAGAAGCCAGATCTTGAAACTCTTTCGGCCATTCCAGCTTCAATATCAGAACTTGGTCCTCCAGATATATCGCTCAATACACTATCAAAACCGATAATCTTTCGATATTCGGCCATATGAGTTTTTTGAGTTTCAATAGGTAATAACTCTAAAGGTACTGTAGACCTGAATTTTAGCCTATTCTTTAGATCGGGCCTGTAAGTGCTCGCATCTTCGAATACTTTAGCTTCCCAAGCCTCAAGAGCAGATAGAACTGCGTTATCATCAGATCCAGAAAAAGATATACCTACACCAGGAGTAAGTTTAGCCATTTTCTTCTGTCTCAATTATATTGGCTTCTTCGATAAATGGGTCATAGTCAAGCATGCCGAGCTTTTGTAGCTGTGCTCTTTCTGATGCAGCGGTGAGCTGTTTGAACTCAGACATGAGGTTTGCCATTGCTTGGGCTGTATCAGCCGCTCCAAGGCCCACTTTGGCCTTAGCCTCTCTGGTGGCCATAAGTTGCTTTAGCAAGTCTCTCTGACGCTTCAGGAGCTTCTCCTGGAGTTCTACGGCTAGGTGTAGCTCTTTCTTCAAGATCACTTCACCGTTTTGGTCAATACCTACAACGTTTTCCTGAATAAAGCTTTCTTTGGCTAAAAACTTACTCGCACGGAGATACTGAACTTCATAATCCACAAGATTTCGTATCAAGGAGATCTCAACAAGGTTATCTTCATCGATTTTCATCTGATCCATATAATCACCGGTAAATTGCACAACCATTGCCATCTCGATCGGACAAGGTGAGCCTACTGGAGCTATTTTTTGCTTTTGTAGAGGGCATGTATCTGCGAAACTGCACTTCTCCCCACGACAGTGCATCGGGATAGATGAATACATAGAAGTCTTTGTTCTCGATGGCTTGGTCGCCTCAACAACAGCTTCTTTTTGCTTATCGGTATAAGTGGCAGGTAGAAACTCTCCAAACTGCATGTTTTTAAATGCAGCTAGAAATTCAGCCTTTGTTTCGTATTTTTCAATCTCAGACATTATGACCTCAACTTATAAACAAACATATAAACGCCATCAACGGCGAATGAATCCCAATGAGTTTGACACATATGCGAAAAATCAGCTACTTGTTCTGAAAACCAAACTTCTTTTATTGCGATTTCATTACAATATTGACATTTCAGCACATAGAGCCTTTTACGACCCATTTCTTCCGCCAGACCTATAAAGGTTGTAACAATCCTCTCCGACAAGAATATGATCTTCAAACATCTGTTTTACGACACATCCGCAGCGTGTGCAGAGTGATTCTTCGTAATGGACAATCTCGGAGACGTAGCCTTTGAAAATAGGCTCAATCGTACATAGGCAATGTGGGCAGTTTGCTGACATCCTCTAAGGCTTTCTCTAAACCTTTAGCCAATTGGTCGATAATGTCAGCTTTTTGTCCAGCGCCTAAAACGAATGATACGTCTCGCATCCTATCAGCAGATAGATTCTCATTAGTCAAGAATCGGCTACCACCGCATATTTCACAGAATCTTCTAGGATCACAGGTACAGGGCGTAATGATATCGTAATATTCTAAGACTTTGGCGATTTCAGACCATTTGTCCTTGAAGGTGTTTTTGGTCATTTCTTTGTAAGAGCGCAACTTAGCTGGATCGCTAGAAAGAAGCGTTCCGTAGTCCAAAGAAGCTTTCATCAAAGATTTGATTGTGTCGTACAAATAGTTGGGTAGCGCGAAGTTACCCTGGTCGTCTAAATAACCGACCATCTCTTGTTTATATCTCAACATAAAACATCCTTACAAATTAGTACATGTAGGGACCAGTAGGTCTCCCATTTGGCTTATCAGCGGCTCTACCGCTTCTACCCATCAATCCAGCTGCGCCCAAGCCAATAGCAGCGCCGCCGCCTACCATCTTCTTGTGACCGCCCACAAAGCGACCAGTTCTTCGAGCTGCGCTTCCTGCTCTGACTTTAGCGCCATGTCTCAATTTGTTAATTGGTAGTCGCATAATCACTCCACATAGAATTGATTTTTTTCCTTATCAACGTTAATAGTAATCGTTGCGCCTCTTTTAACGTCAGTATCTAAAATGAGTTCCGCAATCAAGATGTCTATGTACTTGGAACGGACATTTCTCATGCCACGAGCATTAGAGACCGAAGTGAAGCCCAATTCGACCATGTGATCAATAACATCGGTATCCCAATCAAGCTTATATCCAAGTTTAGACAACTTATCTTCAGAATCATGGAGTTGCAGCTCTGCAATGGTGCGACAGTGGTCTTCTGTCAAAAAGTTAAAGATAACGGTAGAATCTATTCTATTGATGAATTCTGGCTTGAAGAACTTACGCATTGCTTCTTTGGTAGCACGTTCTACAGCTTCGCGTGAAGGTACGTTTCTCGACTTGAAATCAACATTGATGGAAGAGTTGAATCCGGCCCCTTTACCTTGAATCAATTCAGACACTTGGTCATTTCCCAAGTTAGATGTCATGATGATTATGGTATTGCGGAAAGAAATCTCATTATTCTTACCATCTGTCAAAACGCCCTCATCAAAAACCCTGAGGAACGTGTTCAGCACGTCGGGATGAGCTTTTTCAACTTCGTCCAACAGAACAACAGTATTTGGTTTGTCCTCTAGGCGAGAAAGCATTCCTCCTTCATCATGGGCAACATACCCTGGAGGAGATCCAAGCAGTTTTTGATTCTCATGCTTATGTTGAAACTCACCGCAGTCAATTCTCAGCATCTGGTATTCAGAGCCAAAAAGATACGTATGCAGTTCTTGTGCTAAGAGGGTCTTTCCGACGCCTGAGGGACCCGCAAACAAAAAGACGCCCAGTGGTCGCTTTTTATCGCTTAGGCCCGCCTGGTGGAGTCTGAGCGCCCTTACAATCTCTTTTACGGCTTCGGATTGACCGATCACTCTAGAAGAGAGGAAAGTCTCAATATTCTGAAACTTGGCACTTGGGATTTTAAAAGTTTTAGGCTTTGTCTTCTTAGAAGGATGCTTAACCGAGGTTTCTGAGTCATCATCTTTGAAGAAAATGTCATCAATCTCTTTATCTGACAATCCGCGCGATGTACGAACCTCATAATCTGGCACTGCAGAGTATGCAATGTTGACCCAAGAGGTTCCACTGAGCGCTGGGTTCAGCATAAGGCATCCGTTGTAAATGGCTTTTAGGCAATTGTTTCCTTGTTCTTTTGACATCATGACAATTGACATCAAAACGTCCGTGCCCAAGTTGAATACACATGCCTTTAGCACGTTTGCTGCGTATTCGATTGGACCTGTATTCTCATTATCAGAGAGAAATACTTCTAATTCTTCTCCGTCCATGACTTTAAATCGGACGTGAACCGCAAGTTCCGGGAAGAAAATACTTTGGTACTTGAACATACAACCACCTTATATAGGTTATCACTTAACATAGTAACGACAAAACGCCATTACGATTTTGTTACATTGTTCCGAAAAACTTGACAGACTTTTTTGAGCGTTGATATACTCGGAATAGAGAGAAAGCCACCCTAAGGCTTGCAGCTTGAGCCACGTCAGCGGCTTCCCATAGTATGAGTAAGAGTGTTAGCTTGTTTGATATTGAAGAAAAACATAAGATAAGTTAAAGAGACTGCGTAAATCCCAAATCCCAAGGTCTACATTGTTCAATTCTAGGTCCCGAAAATACTGACTTACCTGTAATTTTCCAGAATCTGAAGAGATCAGAGGGGCTGTCGAAGCGTGTGTTGAGCAATTTGATTGCGTAACCAAGTTCTTCATCAGAAAACTTTGGATTTCCCGCCATATTTCTTTCCTTTCCACTTGCTAAAACCTTTTGTATAAGCTATATTATACAATATGACGACTTCAACTAAGAAAGCACCCTCTCGTCTACAGAAGTTAGTACTTTTGGAGCGTGAAATTCATCAGAGACAACTTGGTGAACGAGATTTCGAGTACAGAAACCATCTAGAATCCCTTCGGTTGCGTGTAGAAGCTGAAATTAAGCTTGAGCAAGTGCGACTTGCGACATACGAAAACTGAATCGGAGAAAATATAATGGCGATAGATGAAGCTGGGGCACAAAAAGCCCTTGAGTTAGCTCTAGCTAAGCTAGAAAAGCAATATGGAAAGAACACAGTCTTCTACGGAGACATGTTTCCCGAGCAAGTGCCAGTAATTCCAACTGGAAATCTTAAATTAGACCTTGCTTTGGGTGTTGGTGGCTTACCAAAAGGTCGCATCATAGAAATTTTTGGTGCAGAAGGACTTGGAAAGTCTCTTTTGGCATTGTCAACAGCTGCCAACTGTCAGCGCGAAGGTGGAAAAGTTGCATTCTTGGATGTTGAATGTGACTTGGACCCCGATTGGTGCCGCACACTGGGTGTCGATGTCGATAAGATGATGATTGCACAACCCGAAACTGGTGAAGAGACTCTTGAAATAGCAGAGACATTAGTCAAAACCGGTGCAGTAGATCTTATCATCATCGATTCAGTTGCAGCAATGTCTCCAAAGGCCGAAGTAGAAGGCTCCATGGAAGACAACCACATCGGTTTACAGGCCCGTATGATGGCGCAGGGCCTTCGCAAACTGCGTCAGCCAGTAGCAGAGACCAATACTTGCTTTGTGTTCTTAAATCAGATCAGAGACAAGATCGGTTTCATGCAACAAGGTACCACTTCTCCTGGCGGTAGAGCGTTGAAATTCGCCGCATCAGTCAGAATTGAACTGAAGAGAATGGGTGACGTGAAAGATGCCTCTACTGGGGAGTCAAGAGGAACCAACGTCAAGGCCATGGTCATCAAAAACAAGGTTGCAAGACCGATGGTTTCAGTTGAATACCAAGTACTACATGGGGTGGGTATCAACAATTACGGTTCACTATTGGAATTGGGCGAAAGATTCGGTCTGATCACCAAGCGCGGTGCGTATTATTACAAAGCCGCCGAAGATAAAGCTTTTGCCCAAGGCGAAATAAAAGCAATTGCGTTCCTCAAGGAAAATCCTGAGTTGACCGAGATGTTGGAACTAGAGATCAAGAAAGCCTACAATGACAAGTAAAGAAACTTTCGTAGAGTCATGCCCTAAGTGTGATACATGGAATGTGCGCCTAGTGCAAACATTACCCAAGGAAGTTGAAAACGAATACACAGGAGAGTTGGAAACGCGCAACGTAGTGTATTACGAATGCCGCGAATGCCCAACTGAATGGAAAGATTACGAATAACATCTATGAGGGGGTAGTCATGAAACTGATTCATTATCCGAATCGTGGATTGACTACCCCTTGTGAGCCTGTTGAGGTTTTCGACCGCGCGCTCCATAGAGAAATTCAAAAACTGAACTATGCTTTAGATCATTTTCAGTTGAATTCACTATCAATGAACCAGATCGGTGGATCCCTAGCCATTTTTTCAATTATTTCTCAGGACAAAACCAAGAAAGTCCTGGTCAACCCCTATATTGTCGAACAATCAATGCCAAAAACAATGCCAGAAATCTGCGGTTCATTCATTGGTTGTATTTTTCGAGATATTTTACGTCCATCCAAGATTACTATAGAGTTCATAGACTTTCCAACATATGATCTGGTGCGCGAAACCTTTCGAGGTCCTCAAGCCCGTTTGGTTGCTCACGAAATGGATCATATCAACGGTGAACTCACGGATGGATATGTACAACAATGGAGAAATCGTTTCTTGAAGTAATCGGTGTCAAGCCAATCCTACAAGATGACTTCGTGCCAAATGGTCTACCACATCTGGTGATCTGTAAATCCTCTGACGGTAAAGCCCTGTCCCCCGTTTATCTCAACGGCGACCAATGGGACTTGTGCTACTGGATCTGGCGACTATCTGGAACACATCAGGATATGAACGGAACATTAGCTGAGATCTTGGAAGAACTATTGTCAAAATAATGAAAGACTTTTGTTCGTATTGTGATGGAGACGGCCGGTTCACGGTCTTACACGTTGAAACCGATGACCAAGGTCATATAATAGCCACATGGAATGTTCAAGAAGAGTGTGAGATCTGTCATGGACATGGAGTAATCGATACCGAATCTTAACAACTGTAAGTATTTGTGAAAAAATGAGTGCTTAAACCTAACCTATCATTCATGTATATAAGGGCCTCTCGGCATCGAGGGGTCCTTTTTTTGTTGCCCCGATTTCCTATAT